TTGGAGCACGCACGCAGACCGTAAAATCTGATCGTCTCCACCGTTTTGGCAGCCTGCTCTGCGAGAACTGCAGAAGCTTCCTGAAGCACCGGATCCTCATGCGTATCCTGAACGATGTCCGTGATCTCCACGAAATCACCATACTGATACAGAGTGACCGGCACGTCCGTTTTGGTCAGCTTCTTGCCGACCGGGGTGACGCCTTCCGTCAGGGCAGTCAAAGCCATGGGAAGAGCATTATATCTCCGGAAGACCATAGATTGGGTCTTATTTCCCGGGAGAACCTTCGCCTGTCCAAATTTCTCCAGGCACAGGTAGGGCATTCCACGTTTTAAAAGATCAGCAGCTACATACGCAGCAGTACGGGGCTGAATGTCTCCATAAGTAGTCATAGGCATAAGAGGTACCTCCTAAATTTTATTGTTTTGCTGCCGCTTCGTCAAATGCCCCTTCGAAATCATCAGAGGCTTTCTGGGAGAAACTTGCGGGAGTCTTCCTGGATTTGACACCAGCAATGGCCTCTCGTTTTCTCTCCTTTTCAGTATCAAGTGGAGCAGCAGGGTCGGGGGCCGGAATAACCGGGCCGATATTGTTTTCTTTCTTAAAGTCAGTAATGAGGTCAATAATATTCTGAGCAGAACCTTCGTTATAGTCTTTGGTATACGCTGCTCGTAGACTTTCACGCTTGGTGTCTATCCAGGCTTCAATTGAACCATCATCACGATATTTTTCAAAATCTGGATGTTGGGCTTTTATGGAATTGAAATGCCGTTCATCGGAAAGCTGCTCTGTAGTGGAAAGTGCAGGAGCCAAAGTATCAAGTACAACTTTGAATGCCTCTGTAAACTCTGCCCGAAGACTGTTGGTTAACTCACCTTTCAAGACATTAAGTTCAGCTCGCCTTTTTAATCCTTCGAATTTGGCCACAGTATCATACTCTGTGTCGTAGGCTTGCAAGTCTTCCTTTTCCTTATCGGTGAAACCAGCATAAGGATCAATCGGCTTGGCCGGATCGGGAGCTGTTTTAGATGCCTTGAGCCTTTCTATCTCGTCATCGGACTTTTTCTTATCGGCTTCCCACTTCTCTTTGTCCGCTTTATGGATCCCCTTGAGTGTGCGGTAACGCTGTTCAGCCGTATCATCTGTTGCGGCTGGCGCGGTGCCTGCTGTCCCAGAGGCATCTGGATAACCTCCTGTGCCTGCTGAACCCAAATCGGCTGACGTAGTAGAGGAAGAATCGGGTGGAGTAGATGTTTCCTCTGGTAACTCTCCGATCACTCCGGATGTTCCATCGGTGCCATCACCACCTTTTCCCGTTGCTTCATCAAACGCCGTATCAAAGATTTCATTAGTTTCCAAAGAACTTACTTCGGCCTCTGCCCCTCTGTCATTGGCAATTACCATATAAACCTCCATTCTCCATAAAGAACTGTGGTAGAACGATCGTTCTATAACGTGCTATCAACCAGAATGCATTGTGCTACGATGTGGAACGGTTGTTCTATTATTGTGGTCTGCATAGCATACTTTTTGGATTTTGTCAAGAAGAAAATGAAAGGTGGGTGATATGATTAGGGATTTGTGGATGGATATTAGTATGGGCAGGATAGCCTACTATACTTACTCCCCTTGCATCGGCCCCGCTACACCTCGCCTGACTCCGCGCGTGTGTTGCTCCGGAAAGCCTGCCCACCTACCCTAAGGATCGCTGAAAGGCTACCTCAGGGTTGATATTTCTTATACCTTGATCGGTGTGATGGAAATTGGTCGTCCATCACGGATCATAATACTTAGACACCCCAACTCAGTCGGAGGGAATCCCTCTGCATAATCTGTGAATCCATCAATCTGATTTTTCCGGAAGGATGCTGTACACCCATACCAGCGCTGATCAGGGGGGATATACCCCAGGAGATTCTGAGGGGTTGTGAGATAATGTTGCTTGACACCTCCCACGCCATCCGTCATATAGAGCTGGTTAATAGGCTCAGCGATTAGTAACTTGTGCGCGTGGCCGCATAGCATGATGACCGCATCCCCCATCAACTTCTTCATCTTCATCTTCATCATGGCTTTCTGATTGGCCAGTTCCTGCTCGGGATCTTTGGCAACTGAGTTAAACAGCCAGTAACCATGACAGGCAAAGATGTTGAATAGGCTTCGGCCTTCAGCATCTTTCAGGATGAATCTGCACATGCCTGTACCATAAGGGATACCCAGTTGCTCTTCGCAGATCTCCTTGGCAAAATTGGCTACCCGACGCAAAGTCATACAGTGATTACCATGGAGTCCTCCCAGGCCTTGTGGAGCAATGGGCTTAAAACTCTTAGCAATTGCTTTGGCCTGATCAGCGGGGGTATGGTCCACAACAATTTCAGCATCATATCGGCGATCATCTGATGGGATAGCTTCAATCCAATCTCCCATGTGAATCCAACGACGCAACGGATCGGCTCCGATATATTCCACCACCTTTGTCAACCCCTTAACGTGATGAAAAACCGTTCCCCTGTGGGTATCTCCTAATGCGATAATCTCACAGTCCCTTGGAATAGTACTCACAATTCTCTGCATATTACTTCCTCCCTTCTGCTTCTCTATGTGGTCTGGATCCCAGGATGATACAGTTGGTGCAGTAGGATCCAGCCTCTCCCTCTAATGGACATGAGCAACGTAGGCATCTGCCTGTCTTACGGTAGATAGCCCGGTACTTTGGATTAGTAATCTTATTCCGTTCACGTTGCTGATCACGATGGATGGTACATTGTCTCCGGCCAAACACAGCCGGCCTCGGACACTTTTCACATAACCCACGGGCTAAGTGATCCAGTCTGTAGGCCTTACTATATGCATTATCATATTCCTTATTCCTCATGGATAAACCCCCGGTTGTGGCTGGGATCCCACGTCAGGCATTTGATGCTGTCGGTATAGAATTTGAAGGTGGTATCGGTATAGGTATGGTCTGGGTCTATTCTGAATTCATAAGTCTGCTGTTCGGAGCAAACACTTATAAATCCTGATTTCTCTACAATCCTCCAAAGTACTACTCCTTGAGATATGACATCCCTTTGAAAATGCCCATGGATATTTAATACTATGGGAAGTGATCTGCCGGCGTAATCGTCCAGGTATACCAGTAGTAGCAACTTATGGTTTTCCATTTCTGATAGGAAGACCTTTAAAGCAGGCTCCTTATTCCCCCGGACCTCTATGTTGATGCCCTTAAAACATGATCGGATTTCATCAACAGTGAGCAGAGAACAATCCTTTAGCACATTACGTTGGGCAAAATAATTATACATCCAGCTCTCAAGGATAATTTCCAGTATCTGATGACCACTGCAATCCTTGGCTTCGCGTTTATAATGATCCCAAGTATCGACGTTGATCATCAGGTCGTCAAACCACCAAAGTTCACAAGAGAAATAGTTGGTCACAATCCCATTGATCTGCATATCCCGGATGGAAAAAACAGACCCTGCAAATGTATACTTCTGCAGGTGTTTATGCACACAATCGATATACTCTGGGAATCTGGGGATAGTGTCAGCTTCAAAGAAATGCATATACCTGAACTTATCTCTGAAGAAGGCCGATGCATTCTTGATGGATTGAAGGCAGGATAAGGCGTGATACTGAGTCTGCCTGTGGGTAACGATCTTCAACTCACCTGGCACCATATAGTAGTAGTCGATACTGTAGTTGTCACTGAGGACATTTGCCTTATCGTAGATGTGGTAATCCACTTGCGACAGGATCTCATCAGGGATTAAGTAATGAGAAACTATCGCAATGGGGATAGAAGTAGATTTCCTAATGCCTTCTATCAGGTCCTGCAGAATATTCTGCTTCTGCAGGGTATCCGGATAGGCATCTATGACAATAATATCATTTCCGATCATTCCAGCCCAGCCTCCTTTTTCCTGTACATATCCATTGGAACAGGCTTCATGATATAATCCCTGAGCGCTTTCCACCCGGAAATGGCTCCCTGTAACCGTTTGAATGTCTCCACATCTGCCTCATCAAGTTGCTCACGAGCCCGATCGATCAAAAGGCCCAACAGTTTGACCATTGAATCGATAGGATAAGTATCACGGTTTGCAGATAGAAATTTTATGTATTCGGCAACTTGAGCATTACGTTTGTTCTCCATATTCTCCATGGTTTACTGCCCTCCTCCTTCTGTAGGTGCTGCAGGTGCATTAGGCGGCGGTGGATTCATCGTCGCATGTGTGTCAGCCAATTTGCTGGCTGTGTCAGCATGGACATTGGCAATCTCAGCTTGCTTCCCAGCAATGTCAGCTCCCTTTCCGGCAATGTCCATTTGCTTTCCGGCCATATCAACCTGACTGGAGGCATCATCGGTGGCAGCAGACACATCCAGGTTATCAGCTTGCTTATTCTTCTCCTTAGCCTTAACGGTATTGAGAAGCGCCTGAGCCTTTTTCTTGTCAACTTCAGCCTCAGCATCCTTATACATGAGTTCCTTGGCACGCTGATCAACTTGCTGTTGAGCCTTCTTTGCAACCTCATCCTCAGTATACAACTCCATCTTAATATCATGAGCCTTAAGCTTTTCAGTAAGAAAATCACGTTTAGGAATATACGCCCATTCCTCAGCAGTCATGGTAGCAGTGAGTTGGGACAGTGCCTGCCCCCGGATTTCCTTCATAACCAGTGAGGCTACTCCCTTGGCCTTGACGTTATAATCACCTTTGATGCTCTTATCTTTGTTAAATTCCATATTCCAATGGTATATATCCCGGATGTTTTTCTCAGTGAACGCATCGAAGTTTTTTACCACATCCTTGATGGCAATGGTAACTTCCTGTTTATTACCAGAGGAGGTTTGAGCAGGTACATTCGGAGACTGTTGATTCATCATCCAGGAAGGCAGACAGAGCTCCTCATCTGCAAATTGCTTGAACTCATGGACGATCATAAAGAGCTCCGCAGTATGAGGATCAATATTGATAATCCTGATGGCTGGGTATTGTGCCTCAACCCCCCGGCCTTCACGGTACCAGATCTTCCGGGAGTAGACATCGGAGATATCAGAGCCTGGGACCATCATGCTGTAGTTACATTCGATCTGCGGACCGGCAATGGCTGCATCATCCAGAACCTTACGGGCGCCGGCTGCAATAGATAACTGGCTGTGGCGCATCACCCTGGGGAGGCCTTCCCCAAATATTGATGTCTCATCCTTCTCGTAGTAGAAGAAATTGTACATATCAATGGCACCTTCATATAACTTTGCCTTAATAGGCCGCTTACCCAACAGCCAGATATTCGCACCATGTTCCAAACCTGGATCTGTAACTTCTACACCGGCTGATTCGAGATCCTGGCCATCCACATAGCCCCAGTATTCGAGGACCACATACTTCTTCCCCATCTTCCGGAGATAACCGTAAGCTGTACGGGCCGAGGATCCACCACTCGCTGAGGTGGCCTTGCCTGTACCCGCTTCAATTTCGATGGCCTGGAGATCCACTTCCCAATCTTCGGGGGAGTAGTCGCCATCCGGATGCTCCATCATATATTCCTTGATGACATCTGCTTTAAAATCTTGTCGCTTCATGAGCTGCCGGAGATCATGCTTGGTCATGACATGGCGTTCAAATTGGCCATCCATCTGCTCAGGTTCTGTGGTAGACATGTCGGGGTAGTAGTCCCAGATACGAGTCTGCTCTTTATAAGGCATATCGTCTAATTTTACATTTTCTGTATACTCACCATCTTCACCAGGCTCCCACTCCCGAGATTCACGTTGATGGATGAGGGGCCCCTTCATGATGCCGGTACCATAGCGCAAACCGGATCGGAGAACTTTCTTAACCTCATCTTGATATCCCATCTCTTCCAGTTGATCGTCAATGATAACAGACATCGCCGCACATTTCATTTTGGAATATTTCATAATGGCAGATTTTAATTCCTGCGGTTGAGGAAGAACCATATTGCCCTTTTCATCTTTGGTAATCATAGCAATCGCAATCTGTTTGAGGATTACCGGATCGATCTTCGGGCTTGGAGTAGGTTCAATTTCCCAGTTTGTGTCTTGCTCAGGGAATAACATATCCATGAGCCTGGAGAGGAGTTGGTTCTCCTTCGACCTGGTAAGTTTGGGATACACCCGACTCAGCCCTTTGGTTATCTTTACCTCAGGATCATAGAGGCCTTTGTATTGCCTCAGAGATTCCAACCACTCCAACTCCTTTGTCCGACGGAATACACGGTTGATCTCATAATATTGCCATAGAAACTGGCCGAAGGTAATCAGGCGGTCCTCCTTTGACATACCATCCTTATCCTTTTTATCAAGTTCATTGAAGTCTGCAAAGAGATCTTTGATCTTGTCTTTATCGGCATCGGTCATAGAATTATCCAACTTACGTCCGGCAACATAGGTATCTATTGTGGGTTTACTGGGCTCTGTCATGGGCTATATCCTCCTGGTTATGATAGGTTAAGGTCTCCCCTCAAATTGTCTATGGTATTTATCACCATCTCTGGTGTAATTTTCCTAAAAACATATTCTATTTAATCTTGCAAATTCACCAAATAATTTTATGGCTGCATTATTATAAGTAAATGCGGCTTCTTCTTCAGTTTTAAAACGACCAAGATGCTGTTGCTTATTATTAAAAACAATAACAGATATCCATCTTTTTGATAATAGTCTACAGTCCAAACTAACTCCCTTGTAAGCAGATGTTTTTAATTTACCATTAGAAGTTTTTTGAATTTGTGACTTCATATGGTTTTGCTGATTAGTACAAATTCGTAAATTATATTTCTGATTATTTAATCCATTGTCGTCTGCATGATCTACTTGCATACCTTTTTGTTGGTTTATTAAAAATTGATGCATTGTTCCCACAGTCCACCGTCCATTAATTTTCATACGTCTAAAAGCATAATAAGTATTTCTTGCCTTGTCAGCACACCACTTAAATTGATTTAAATAATTAAAATCTTCATCATCCACTAAGGCAACTTTACCTTGAGTTAATAGTATTTCTTTCATTATAGTAACCCATAATCTTTTCTCAATTGATTAATAACCTTTATAACCATATCGGGCGTAATCTTTTTCGTACATTCATATTTCTCTACCTTTTTCCCTTTTTGTGTCTTTCTGTTACACCAATCCCAACTCCTATCAAAAGGAATAGAAGGATCTGAGAAACAACCATGGCAGACATTCTTACGGATGATGCGATAGGGATTCGCAAATTCTGCCCAGGGCTCACTGAAGCCTGAGATCATTACCACAGGAGTATTCAGCGCCCATGCGAGCCAAGCGGGGCCATGGCCGAGGCCGATGTAAAATTTGCAGTCCATTAAGTCTGCGATAGTACCCTGGATGGATTGCCCATGGGCCTTGGTAATATTACTCAAGTTGCTCTCTTGAGTACCCAACGCTACACATTCATACCCCAATTTCCTGCAATAGTCAATAATTGTTTGCCAGGCATTTTGCTTATTCCATAATTTAGCCTGCATGGTAGAGAACTCAGAGAAGCAGATATAGTTACCTTCCCGGGGTATACGGTCTTGAGGAAGCGCAATCTTAGGCCTGAGTTCATGATATTCCAACCCCAGGATATCTGTTGCTACCTTCTGGAGTGTGATTAACCTCCAATCCACAGGATTCATATGCCTCTGGCCATCGTAGCATCCAATCTCATAGGACGCATAGAGGTCCTCCACCTTTGATCCAGGAGGAACAAACTCAATCTCCGGATAATCAAATAGGCTATTCCAGAAGGTAGAGGCGATTACCTTACACTCATGCCTCAGACGAAATGTCTCCAGGTAAGGCATCCAGGCAATAGTGTCACCCAGAGCCTTAGAACCCATGGAGATTAACACGCGCTTATCCTTCAGATCAAACTTGTGGTGAAATTTCTGCTCACCATTGATGGTGGCTTTGATATCCCAATCCCGATAGAATTTGGTGGATGGCCGGGTCCATGTACCACACTTCTGCTGAACCTTATATTCATTCCCATCCACAGGATTGCTGAAGGTCACATCGTACAGCCTATTGGAGATCCCGCTGATTTGGAGGAAGGGGCCCTGGACAAAATGGCTGGAGAAGATGTCATTCTCCCAGCAATCGCGGTCTACCTGGTCGAACCGATTCCTGATGTCAATAGGGATATAGTCAATGTACCGATCGGTGTTTGACTCTTTAAAATGAGACAGCAGCCAATTCTCTAACACATAATTGTACCCATATCCCATGTAGGAGTCCCAGGAGTCAACGTGGGGGAACATCTCATTCAGGAAGTCCAGGTAGCCGGCAAAGAAGTCCGATCTAACTCCCGTGCCCTCATAATTCACCATGCACACGTTGCCTGAGTTGGCTGAAGTAGATAGGCTTTGGTCAACCTTGGCCACCCACTCCTTTAAGTCAACCTCAAGGTCAAACTCCATATAGAACATCCGGTGGTATTTATCCTTGCAGAAGTCGATCGCATTCCGGATGGCATTCAGGCAGGCCACCCCATGGTACTGCTTGTTGGCCTCTTTGGTTTCCATCTTACCATCCGCACCTTGCCGGGAATAGGTAGGCTTCCAATCGCCAGATAGGATATTGGATTTTTCGAAGATAACGTAGTCCACCATCTCGACGATCGGAGCAGGCAGAGGATAATGGGTGCTGATGCAGATAGGGTACCCCATCGACTTGATCTGCTGGATGGTTTCAACCAGAGTATCCATACGCTTGGAGCTGGAGGGCCAGCATCCCACAACGAAGATGTCTCTGAAATCCAACTTATTCTTTTCGCAAATAGTACCGCTTTGTGACACTTTCTGCACTTGTGGTATCAAAAGTTCAGGTATAGAGTATAATTCCTCTAACTGTGTATAGGCCTTGTGAGCAGCCTGCTTCCAACTGAAGTCTTCACGAATGTTATGGGATAATTTTAAGGCTATCTCCTTAAACATTTTATAATGAATATATGCAGCTTCAATAGACCTTTTCAAATCTTCATAATCAGGTTCAGCCCATAACCCCGGACAGTCAGGCTGGCCATAAACATTAAAAGGCTTAATCATTTTTTCCACTTTAACCAATAGACTGTGGTCTGAGTAGAACTCACTGCTCCCAGACCAATCCAGTGCTATAGCGGGGATCCCACAGGCCATAGCCTCAATGAGTGGCAGGTTCCATCCTTCAGCCCGAGAACATGATAGGTAGACATGTGCGGCCTGCATCCGTTTAATGTGGGTGGCCTGGTCTTCGAAATGAATAGGGATCACTCGTTCATCATATAACCCATATGCCTTCAGGCGCTCTTCAGTGGTAGAATAATTGTCCACCGGGAATGGGTTGTCTGCTGAAACAAACAGACGGACATTAGTAGTATACTTAAACACCTGCAACCATGCCTGAATCATCTCAAGGGTATACTTCCGATCTTCCCATTTACCAACAATCAAATAATCAAATGGCAAAACTTGATCATGGTTTCTAAATCCACTATTGGGATTATATAACCCCGGATCCACCCCCTCTGGGACTACGCTGACAAATCCCTCGGGCAGACCCTGGGCAATACTGCAATCCCTCTGCCATTTAGAAGGCACCCACAGTTGATGATAAAGCTTCTCGCAGTTCTCCATGAACTTATCAGGATACCTTGTGGATTCCCACACTGAATATAGGATAGAGGGATAAGGATGGGGTACCATGATATGTTGGGCTGTCACAACATCCAGTAGGCTGATGGATACTTCGCCACCTGGTTTATTTTTGATCACGGGAATCAGCTTCTCCAACTCCCTTACGAAGTTTGTTGCATGAATCCCGTAGCCCGTCTTCTCATTGAAGTTTGCATAAAAGCTTACCGATTTGAACATTTACGACCTCCCTCTCTCTGTCCTGATGGCTTCTTTAATATTTTTGCGTCTGCGTTCACGATTCCCCATCTCAGGATTATTACACTCCATCCCGAATTTCCTTCCACGGTCAAATAGTGATTCACCTTTTACAATGTAATTTTTCGGTCGTGCACGGGCGAGGAGTAATTCCCTTTGATGCTGTGCCGTTGCTTTAGCAAATTTATGCATTTATAATCTCCCTCTCTGCCTTGCCGGCATGTTATAATGATTATCCACCAAATCTATCTGCCTACCGATGTAGACCAATGGATCTTCTCTATCTGCGATATAGTCCACCCAGCAACCATTGTAGGGCTTGCAGTGAGTAATCTTACCTCCACGGGCTAAATATGCTTGGATAAGTTCGGCTGACTGTTGCAACATTTTCTTCTTCTCCTGATCCATGGCTACATCCCTGTGACCCCATCACCGCTGCTCTCGTGAGTTTTCCCAGCCATCTGCTCTTGAAACTTCTTCGCTCTATCATCATCCTCACTCTTTGTACCCACATACATGCACATGTATTGGAGGGCATCAGCAATATGGCTGAGGGGATTATTCTTGTCGGGTTCGTTACTGTAAATACTATCTGTCCCTGGCAACTTCTTATAGTGATATCCCCCATTCAATGCCTCCCGGAGGTCTGCCACATGCGGGGAAATGACAAATGCCGGTGCCCCATCCACCATGGAATTGAGGAAGTGCTCCACCGCGCCTATCCGGGGAACCATGGCATTGGTAGGAGCGGAGATAATGTAATTCATCCCAATCTCATTACTGTGGAGGATGTCGTAACAGGTCGATTCATCTGTCTGCGCACGGTTATTGCCGGCAGGATCCCCATACCCCATGATCTTAAATCCACGGTAACGATCGGTCTGGAGAAGGGGGAGAACTTGATTTTTACAAAACTGTTTGACTCCCATACCATTGGAAGTGAGTTCATCCAGGACCATCAGTTGCCCCCGGGGAGTTACCTGGCCGATAACGATTGAGGGCTGGAGACCGAAGTCCATTCCGCAGATTAAGTTGACTCCTTTGATGGGGCTGAGTTTGTAATTGGCAGTATGGACATTATCTTTAAACCCGGGAAACACTGGCTTGCCTTCGATGGTATATCCATATTGCCCATGGATGTAAACGCGAACATACATTTCCCCTTTGCCTTTGGCAAGATTCGGATAATAATTCTTTGAGAGGTTGGGGAGGTTCTCGGCCTGGAAGGATAGGCCAGAAGGCTGCTTGAATATGGCGGCATTATCAGGTCTGTTAACTTCGAAATACTTATACCACCAGGATGTCTTAGTGGGAGGGTTGGTATCCATGATGATCCCAGCCCATGTCGCACCGCCTATTCCTTCGGGCCGGGGAGGATATCTGTCGATACGTCCATCAATGGCTTCGAAGATACTATAGGGGATCTCCCGGGCTTCATTAATCCATGCACCTGTGTATTCCACGGAGAGTAGGTTGGATATCTGGTCTTCACGATCCAATGCGCGGAACATAACTTCAATTTGAACATTCTTAAAACAGGTGATCAGGTAGTCGTGGGAGGTGGCTCTCCACTCACCACAGTAGGATGGGGGATACCAATAGTGGAAGGTCTTGATAGTTGAATCACGGAGCTGAGGGTAACTGTTTCTGATGACTGCCCATCGGGTACGTCTGATGCCATCTGGATCGGGGAGCTGCTCGTGGCCTCTACGAATGATCTCCTGCACGCAAGCGGAGGATTTTCCACTCCCAAACGGACCCATAAGCCCACGGATACGATGGTTGTCTAATGCAAACCTTCTGCATTCAGGCACATGCCGATAGTCGTATTGGATCTTATAGGATTCTGTGGATGATGCTTTGTCTGCCAATAGTCATAAGTGGCCTCCGGGTATTTTCATTTCAATTGGGTGTATTGGTGCTGGAGGATGGAATCGAACCATCGCGGGTCGGCTTATGAGACCGACTGGAAAACCATTTCTCCCCAGTATATTGCATTATGTTAAGCGGGTAATTCGTAATCCCTACACGATTTTAAGGGCATCGTACGACCCCTTGGGGATCCCCATAAAGGTCGCGTAGCCCACCGTCTTGAGTTTTCTCTGCCACCACAACAGAGTTACCCCGGCTGTAGATGTCCCATGTAGGGTTGGGTTGATGGTTAGTCACCTTTCCTCTTCATTACGAATAGCACCCGCCATGCGTATCAATAATACAATGAGCAAAATTAACGATATAATTCTTAACAGAAATAGCAGTGTCATTTTATTTGTCTTTCCACATTACAATACCAAGCACGATAACCCATCCCATCATGATGCATACTCCGAGAATATCTCCGAGGGTTACTTTATATGCCAATATATCTGCCAACATTGTCATTTGCCCTCACCATAAGCAACCTGCAGCATTTCAGCATAATGCCTGATCTTCTCCATATCCGATATGCTCACAGGCTTACTGTTATCCCTATTGCGATAGGCGTATTTAATAATAGAACATAGGGCAAAATTCCTGAGTATCCCACCTTCTCGGTAAAGATCGATAGGCTCAACACTTGGGAAAAGTGAAGAAGCCTTATAATGCTTTGACCCTGCCTTTTTTATCTGTTCCCACTTCGTTGTCTGCCTTTTTGATTTTGTCAACGATACCTTCCCTTCTGCGTAATAGGTTAGATTCCAGGTAGACTGGCCGAGGCTTGAAGCCATAAGTATCCTTCATATCGGCCAGATCACGCTCTATACCTCTGACTATCTTGATGGCTTCTATCAGCAACCAGTATTTAAAATCACAATAAGCCTGTTGCTGATCCGGAGTCATGGCTGCAAAACTGGTGTAATTAGTGTTTGTTCTGGATGGTGCCGGCATCTTCATTATCAATCTCCCTTTACATTATCTGCGGTTTGGGTCCATGACTTTCTGTAATTTTCTGATACTGATAAATTGCCTTCTTCAACCAAGGCATCTATCGTTGCATTTACTGCTGCTTCCCAAACTTCATAAAGACATATTTTGTCTCGCTCATCTTCATAAAATGATTCGATCCAGTCGTCAAAGTTCATAATGCATCTTCCTCTTTATACATCTCCTTGATCATACCCCAAGTTGCCCCTATGCATAATATAAGTTCAACTGCCACATGCCCAATGAACATTACCAAAGCAACCAATAGGCAGGTGGCTACAACAGCCGGGAACATGAGATACTTTAAACCTCTGGTAATTTCACCCATTCTCTCTCCCTCCTCAGCAGCAACAAACAGCAGATATTTCCATCATCCAGCCGACATTATACTTCTGGTATACCTCATCTCCATTCGGCAGCTTATCACATGGCTCTACGTATTTTGGAAGTGTCACTCCTTTGGGTAGACGAAATATATTCGTTCCTCCCATGAATCTTGATGGCGATAGCTTGATAACCTTACCCTCAGCCTTGGCCCTCTTCCTCATCCCCCTTAGACTACAATAATTGCATTGAGTTAAATCACTCATTCCCATTCCCCCCCTTCTCTGATAGCTATATCTGCTCCCGGGTTGAGCACATTCTCCATGGACTTCATGTCGATCGGCAGCAGCCCTAACCCCGGGGCTTCATCCTTTAGGACATCATCAGGCGCCACATTGACATCCTTGTGGCAGTGAGGACAGATCACAGAACCATCGTACAAATTCTTCATTACTATGAATATCCCCTTGGGCTCTTCCCCTCCAGTTTTCTTCAGCCTGGTTTCTTCGAGTGAGGCTTCGATCTTCAGGAGGTTCTGCACCATGAGGGAATAGTCTTTAGGATTAGCCTTCATGTGAGTCAGGAGGGCAGAAGCCCCACCCATATCACGATATACAAGCCTCATAGCCTGCAGCAGACTATCTCCATCTTCAGATTCAGCCATGGCTGCAGCTAATCTCTCCCTCTCGCGCCTCTTATCCTTGCTCCGTTTCTCGTTGGCTGACTTGGCCTTGCGCCGTTCCTCATCCGTGGTATACTTCTGACGAACACGGGGAGGGGTCGCCTCAGGAGGTAATGAGGTAGATATGAATTCTGATTTGGATTTTCGTCCAGCTTTAGCCATAAGGAATATTACTTTCCCTTCCTAATATTTCAGTGAATCTTTGAGGTCTTGAGTATGTTTCTGCACAGCTCCAACCACCCCAGGCGCACTGAAGAATGGATCCGGCGCTGCTGCCTTTGGCTGAGTAATGGGAGTGGGAGTCTTTGTTGCCTTAGGATGGCCTGCAAGATACTTCACAGGAGGGTACAGAGAGTCCAATAGAGGTGTTTTGCTACCTACCTCTGCCGCTGCCCCTATGCCAGGCTGAACTGGTGAGGCTTGAGCTCCACCGCCTATTAACCCTTGGATCATCGTCAAAACTTTAGATACATAATCTTCCATAATCTACCTCCTTATTTTCCCGCGATCCTCGCAAGTACGCCGGCAATGATTCCAGCAGGCAAATATACCCAGTAAAGAAAAAACATCAGCTCACTTGCATTCACACGTACCAGTATCTGGAATAGTAAATAATACCAAATAGGAAGCACAACAAGTAATCCCAAAACGCTACTGATAATTTGTACCTTTCTCATCCCTCGTTCTCCTTTCACTCTATTTTTTAGAGTAATATCTTAATATTATTTCTACCTTCTTGTCAAGAGAAATCTTCATTGCTTATTTTTTGCAGCGTTCGACCACCCAATGGACAATAAAACATGGGCCAAAGGACAATGCCATAATGCCCATCATGATCATCCCGAAGACCCCCAGGTAGATAGCCACCACCATTGGCATCTTCCTACTCGCGCTGTGCATAGGATCGCTCTCGTATATTTCCATCTGCCTCCTCCTTCCCATTCAAATTAGTTCTTCCATAAATTCTTCGTGGTCCTTCACTGCCCTCTGCCACCTTTCCAGGTACTTCTTAAACTTATATAAGTTATAGTGAAGTAAATCCCCTGAGAACACACAAGCGTCTAATGCATACATTTCTTCATTGCCATCTGCCATCTGCCTTTCTCCTTTCAATTTTTTTCGTACCATATCTTAATACGATTCCCACTGCCTTGTCAAGAGAAATTTCCTAAAAAATTTTTGGACATCCATTTACCCATTGTGACAGGAAGTCTGATCGTGGTATCCAGACTGCTGCTGCCGGTACCTTTTGAATCACTACCAATTTAGTAGTGTATCAGGATACCTCTTGTGACACAACTCCTGGCTGTGGTATCTACCCCCTGCTGTTATAGTTCATGTGACAAAGATAACAGGTCGTGGTATCCTGTGACAGGATAAAGGATGATGGTATCCCTTATGACAGGGTATCTGCCCGTGGTATCCCGTGTGAAAGGATCCCGTGTTACAGTATCTTATGTTACGGTATCCCTGCCCATGGTATCCCAAATTTAAGTGGTGATTGTAGATGTGGGTGGGATAGATCCTCCTAC